TCGTGGGCAGCGCGCGGTGCTGAACGCGCTGCCCACGAACCAGCGCCTGGCCATGAAGGCGTGCAAGGGGCCGGGCAAGTCCTGCCTGATGGCGTGGTGCGGCTGGTGGTACCTGCTCACCCGGCGCGACTCCAAGGTGATCGTCACCTCCGTCACCGAGGACAACCTCAAGGACGGTCTCTGGTCGGAGTTGAAGCTCTGGCAGAACCGGAGCGAGCTTCTCCTCCACCTGTTCCAGTGGTCCGCGCTGCGGATCACTTGCCGCGAGCGGCCCGAGACGTGGTTCGCCTCGGCGCGCACCTGGGCGAAGGACGCGGACAAGAGCCAGCAGGCGAACAGCCTCGCCGGGATCCACGCCGACAACGTCCTCTTCATGCTGGACGAGGTGTCGGAGTACCCGGACGGCGTGGTGGCGGCGGCGGAGGGCGGCCTCACCTCCGGACCGAACTGCAAGATCATCGTGGCGGGCAACCCCACCCGCACGAGCGGGCCGCTCTACCGGATCTGCACCAAGGACCGGAAGCTGTGGTGGGTGATCGAGATCACCGGTGACCCCGACGACCCGCTGCGCGCGCCCCGCATCGACGTGGAGTGGGCTCGCCAGCAGATCGAGCAGTGGGGCCGCGACAGCGCGTTCGTGATGATCAACGTCCTCGGCAAGTTCCCGCCGGGGCAGTCGGACGCGGTGATCCCCGCCGACCTCATCAGCGAGGCGATGAAGCGGGTGGTGGCGCCCGAAGCGATCATCGACGAGCCGAAGGTGCTGGGCGTGGACTGCGCCCGCTATGGTGACGACCGCTCCGTGCTCTTCCCGCGCCAGGGGCTGGTCTCCTTCCGGCCCACCGTCTACCGCGAGCTTTCCGCGATGGAGCTTTGCGGGCAGATCATCCGCTACGACTCGCTGTGGGAGCCGGACGCGATCTTCATCGACACCACCGGGCTGGGCGCACCCATCTTCGATCGCCTGCGCGAGCAGGGGCACGACCACGTCTTCCCCGTGGACTTCGGCAGCAAGCCACTGCGCAAGGGGTTCATGAACCGGCGCGCGGAGATGTGGGTGTCCGGGCGCGAGTACCTGCGCAAGGGCGGGGCGCTCCCCGACGACCCGGGGCTGAACGCGGAACTGACCGCCCCCACCTACCAGTTCGACTCGACCGGGCGTCTCAAGATCGAGTCCAAGGATGATCTCAAGAAGCGGGGCCTGCCCTCGCCGGATCTTGCGGACGCCTGGGTGCAGACGTTCGCCGCGCCGGTCGTGAAGCGGGTACGCCTCCGTCAGCGGTCGGTCCCCCAGGACTACGATCCGCTTGCGGAGTTCCTCAAGGAGGCGAGTTGATCATGGGCATCGGCAAGGGCGAGATGATGGATCGACTCCCCGGCATCTCCAAGAACACGATCCTTCGGGACAAGGTGAACGACGTGCAGACCGCGCTCGCCAAGCAGGGCCCGATGATGATCCGCAACCCCAAGAAGATCGAGAAGGAAGGGCGGCCCCTGCCGTCCATTCTCGGAGGGTAACGACATGGGTGGATCACGAAAGCTCCCGGCGGCACCGCCTCCGCCCCAGGCGCCGAAGGACGAGGCGGACGCGGTGCCCCAGGCGGCCCTCACGGCGCAGCGCACGCTCGCGGCCATGCTCGGCTACCGGAACACCTTCACCACGCCGCGCGGGCCGGGCGGGCCGTCCTGGGCCCCTCCGAGCACCACTCCTGCGATCGCCGCGCAGAAACCGGTCGGCCTGCCGAGCGCCGACGGGACGGGTCGGCCCGGACCGTACAGGGCCGCCCCGGCGCCGGACCTCGCGGGCCCAGGCAGAGGGCCGGGCCAGCCCGCCACGCCGACGACGCTCGGGGCCCCGACCGACAGCGGGCCAGGGCCGCTCACTGGGGCGCCCACGCAGCCAGGCGGGCGGGTGAACCCGCTGACCGGGACTGATCAGGTGTGGGACCCGGTCACGAAGACGTGGAAGAACGCGGCCGGTGCTCGCGGCGGCGCGGGAGGGCACTAGGCCATGGTGATCGACGACTCCATCGCGGACATGGCGAAGCAGCCGCTCCGCAAGCAGATCTTCATCCGTCACAAGGAGTTGGTCCAGCTGCGCGACCCGCGCATGCGCGACTGGATCGACCTCAACGACTACATCCTTCCCCGGCGCCTGCGTTACCTGAACCAGGGGAAGAAGAACGCCTCGACGCGGAACCCAAAGATCATCAACGGCAAGGCCACCCGCGCCGTGCGCGTGCTGGAGTCGGGGATGATGGCGGGGATGACCTCGCCCGCCCGCCCGTGGGCCCGCCTCATCACCGATCCGCGCATCGCGGGCATCTCGCGGGTGCGCGATTGGCTGGGGCTCACCGGGCCGAAGGTGCTCCAGATGTTCAACCGCTCGAACATCTACAAGTGCCTGCCCAAGTACTACGGTGATCTCGCCGTGTTCGGCACCGCCGCCATTTACATGGAGGCGGATCCCCAGGACCTGATCCGGGGCTACGTGCTGCCGCTCGGGCAGTACGCGGCGGCGGTGGGCCCCACCGGGCGGGTCAACACGGTCTATCGCGAGTTCGAGATGACCGTGCTGAACCTGATCAAGAAGTTCGGGCCGGACCGCGTCTCGCGACACGTCAGGGATCTCCACAAGCGTGGGGCCTACGATCACAACATCAGGATCATCCACGCGGTCGAGCCGCGCGAGGTGCGCGACCCGGCCATGGCCGACCATCTCAACATGCCCTGGCGCTCGGTCTGGCTGGAGAAGGACGGCCCCGAGGAGATCGGCGTGCTGTACGAGGGCGGCTACCGGCGTTTTCCCTTCATGGTGGCGCGCTGGGAGGTGACGGACGACGCGGAGGACGCCTACGGCGACGGGCCGGGCATCGACGCGATCGGTGACGCCATCGCCATCCAGCTTCTGGAGAAGCGCAAGGCGCAGGGCGTGGACAAGATCTACGCGCCGCCCATGACCGGGCCCTCCTCGCTCCGCCCGCAGCAGATGTCGCTCGTGCCGAACGGCTTCACCCCGGTGGACGTGGTGGCGGGCGGCCAGCAGTTCAAGCCCTCCGTCGAGATCAACTACGCCGCGCCCAAGGTGACCGCCGAGGTCATCAAGGACCACGAGCAGCGCATCAACGAGATCTTCATGGCGGACCTCTGGCTGATGATGGCCAGCAGCGACCGGCGTGAGATCACGGCACGCGAGGTGGACGAGCGCCACGAGGAGAAGATGATCCAGCTTGGCCCCGTGGTGGACCGACTCAACGATGAGTTGATCGACCCGCTGTTCGAGTTCACCATCGCCCGCCTGATCGAGACAAAGCAGATCCCGCCGATGCCGCCCGAGTTGATGGAGGCGGGGGCGCGGGTGGACAACATCTCGATCCTCGGGCAGGCCCAGAAGCTCGTGGGCACGGTGGGCCTGGAGCGGCTCGCCGGGTTCGTGGGGAACATCGCCGCCGTGGACAAGTCGATCCTCGATAACCTCGACCGTGATCAGATGGCGCGCAACTACGCCGACATGCTCGGGGTCTCGCCCGACAACGTCACCTCCGAGGAGGCGATGGCCCAGGCGCGGGCGCAGCGGGCACAGGCCGAGCAGGCCCAGGCGATGGCGGCGGGCGCCCAGCCGATGCAGCAGGCGGCGCAGGCGGCGAAGGTGATGAGCGAGACCGATGTGAACGGTGACAGCGCACTCAGCAGGCTCCTCGGGTCGATCGGAGCGGGAACATGAGCAGGCGTACCAAGGCCGAGCAGCGCGCGGCCGACCGCGAGCGCACGCGGATCGAAGACGTGAAGCAAATCATGGCGTTGCCGTGCGGACGCCGGTTCGTGTTCGACCTCATCGACCGTCGGTGCAAGCTGTTCTCCGGGTCGTTTTCCGGAGACCCGCACTTGACATCGTACCGTGAAGGTGGCAGGGCGATCGGGATCGAGCTTGCGAGTGAACTCCAGCGGCTCTGTTCCGGTCAGTACGTGCAGATGATCGAGGACCAGTTCAACGAGCAGCACAAAGACCGCCTCATCGAGGAGATCTCCGCGACCGAGGCGAAACAGGGAGAGGACGCATGAACAAGAAGATGCTCGTGCTGCTCGCGCCCGAGGGCGTGACCCCGGCCACGACGACGCAGCCCGCAGAGACGCCTCCCGCCCCGGCGACGACGCTCGGGGCAGATCCGCAGACGACGGAGCCGCAGAAGACGGAGCCGCAGAAGACGGAGCAGCCGCCCGCGGCGCAGACCACGACACCGCCGACCCCGGCGGAGATCGAGATCAAGCTGCCCGAGGGCGTCACGCTGGACCCGGCGACGCTGGACAAGTTCAAGCCGCTCGCGAAGGAGTTCGGGCTCGACAGCGCCAAGGCGCAGAAGCTCGTGGATCTCCAGGTCGAGGCGCTGAACGCGCAGCGTCAGCAGGCGGACGCCGCCTGGGGCGAGCAGCGCACCCAGTGGGTGGAGACCGCCAAGAAGGATGCCGAGTTCGGCGGGGCGAAGTTCGCTGAGAACGTCAAGGTCGCGCAGGCGGCGATCGAGAAGTTCGGCGGGCCCGCCCTCAAGAAGGCGCTGAACGACTACGGGCTGGGCGACCACCCGGAGTTGATCCGGTTCGCCTACCGGGTCGGGAAGGCGATCTCGGAGGACAGCATCAGGGGCGCGACGGCAGCGCCCGCAGCAGGTAATGATCAGGACGCCAAGCTTCGCGAGGCGTTCCCCTCGATGTTCAAGTAGCCTACTCGCAGCGGAAAGAAAGGTAGACGATGGCGACTGTCAACACGACGTTCCCGTCCCTCGTGGACGTGGCGAAGCGACTCGGGCCGGATGGGTACGTCATGGACGTGCTCGAACTGCTCACGCAGATCAACCCGATCCTGTACGACATGGCGTTCCGCGAGGGCAACCTCACGACCGGCCACACGTTCGGGGTCCGCACCGCGCTCCCGACGCCGACGTGGCGCCGCTACAACCAGGGCGTCGACCCGCACAAGTCGCAGAGCGAGACGTACACCGAGACGTGCGGCATGCTGGAGGACTACAGCAAGATCGACGTGGCCCTCGCGGCGCTGAACGGCAACGGCCCGGCGTACCGCATGAGCGAGAACAAGGCGTTCATGCAGGGCTTCAACAACGAGGTCGTGCGGGCGATCCTGTACGAGTCGATCGCGCTCAACCCGGAGCGCATCCACGGCATCATGCCGCGCCTCAACGCGACGGCGAACAACCCGGCGGCCGGGCAGATCATCAAGGCCGACTCGCTCTACAACGTGGGCAGCACGGTCGCCACGGCGGGCAGCGACCACGCCTCGATCCTTGGCATCGGCTGGGGCGAGCACACGGTGTACGGGATCTTCCCGAAGGGCTCGAAGGGCGGGCTCCAGCACGAGGATCTCGGCAAGCAGTTGACCCGTGACGTGAACAACAAGGAGTTCACGGCGTGGGTCGACCACTGGAAGTGGGACCTGGGCGTGGCGGTCGAGGACTACCGCTACATCACCCGCGTCTGCAACATCGACGCGACCCTGTGGAAGCCGGACATGTCCACCGGCCAGGATCTCACGCTGTGCTTCGACGCGGCGCTCGACGGGATCCGCGAGATCAACACGGTGAACCCGGTCCTCTACTGCCGCAAGGAGGTCTTCACCGCCTGGCGGCAGCAGATGATCAAGAAGGGCACCGCGAACCTGCTGGAGTGGGTGCAGCGCGGCAACCGGAAGGACTGGAGCTACATGGGCGTTCCGATCGTCCGCACGGACGCCATGTCCCTCACGGAGGCCCAGGTCAGCTAAGGCTGGCTGGATCCCTCAAGGAAAGGAAAACGACATGCAGCTCGACAACCAGAACATGTTCTCCGAGGGCACGCTCGCCACGGGCACCTCGAACTCCGATGTGATCGACATGCTCGCCGCGACCGACCTCGGCACGCTCGGCATCGGCCGGGGCCACGGCGGCGAGGGGGCGGAGGTGTTCGTCAACGTGCCCGTGAAGGGCAACGCGGACAACACCCTCGCCTACAACCTCGTCGCTGCGGACGACGTGGGCTTCACCGCGAACAAGATCACGGTCGCGGCGCTCGCGGCGACCAACATCGCGGCGGGCACGGGCAACCATCTCCGCGTCGGCCACCACGCGGCCCGGCGGTTCTTCCGCCTGGAGTACACGGTCGCGGGCACCACCGCCTCGCTCGGCACGGCGGGCCAGCCGTTCAAGGCGTTCCTGCACACCACGGCGAACCAGCGTCCGCTCGCTGGCGGGCCCGGCGTGTTCTAGCGGCGCAGGGGAGGGGCCTCCGGGTCCCTCCCCTCCCGCTTTCCAAGGAGAGACCAACCATGGCCAAGTACAGGATCTACGAAGCGACCTTCCTCGCCAACGGCGCCCACCTCGGCGTCGGCGCGTCGCTCGCGACCCCCAAGGACATCGAGCTTCCCGACGACGTGGACCCGTCCGTGAAGTGGGACGCGCTGGACGCCGCCGCGCTCAAGAACCTCCAGATCATGATCAAGGCGCTCGGGGTGGCCCGCAGCGCGCACCTCGACCCGCTGAAGGACAAGGACGCGATCGCCAAGATCATGGCGGCGACGGACAAGGAGTTCAGCAAGGCGGTCGTCAGGCCGCCGGAGGAGCCTTCCCAGCCGCGCGACATCGACACGAACACCGGGCTCATGGAGCAGGGGCGCAAGGTGGTCGGGCGCGCCTCCGACAAGAGCCCGGTCTAACCGGAGGGGCGAATGGCCACGAACGCCGTCGAGATCTGCCAGCTTGCGCTGGGCAACCTGGGCGAGACCAAGGAACTGGCATCGCTCGGGGAGCAGTCCAAGGAGGCGAAGGCGTGCAGCCGGTGGTACTCCACCGTGCGCGATCTCGTCTTCGCCTCGTACCCGTGGCCATTCGCCCGCCGTATCTCGGCGCTGACGGCAGCGCCTACGGAGGCGAACCTGCGCTGGGCGTCCATGTACGCCCTGCCGCCGGACTTCCTCGCCGCGCGTTACCTCCTCGACCCGCGTGGCAGGGTGACCTCCGTCCCGCTGCCGTATGCGATCGAGATCTCGTCGGACGGGAAGACGAGCCTGCTCGGTTGCGATCTGACCACCGCCACCCTCGTCTACACCGCCAGCTTCCCCACCGACAACCTCGTCCCACTCATCCCGGCTGCGGTCGTCGATGCGCTCACCTGGAAGCTGGCCGCGCGGCTCGTCCCGGCGCTCGCGCTCAAGCCTGACCAGATCCGGGCCTGCGAGGACATGTACCAGCGGACGGTGCGGGAGGCATATGCGATCGCAATCTCCACCGAGCCGTTCGAGCCGCTGCCCGACTCGGAACTGATCACGGTGCGGGGGTAACCGATGCCCTCGGTCAGGCAGGCGGACTTCACGGGTGGCGAGTGGGCCCCCGGGCTCTGCGGGCGCACCAACGCCAAGGGCTACGGCAGGGCGCTCCGGCTCAGCCAGAACTTCATCCCGCGCCAGGAGGGGCCGCTCTCCAACCGCTCGGGTACGATCTGGAAGGGCAGCGCCAAGGACGCGGTCAACCCCGCGCGGCTGATCTCGTTCATCTTCTCCTCCGGTTCGATCGCCCAGGCGTTCAAGCTGGAGGTGGGGGTCGGCTACATCCGCGTCTGGAAGAACGGCGTGCGGGTCGCGATGCCCGACATCGTCACCGACTACGCCGCCGAGGACATCCGCCGCCTCAAGTTCACGCAGAGCGGCCAGGTCATGACGGTCGCCTGCAAGCAGAAGGTGACGCGCGAACTGACCTGGGTGTCAGACACCCAGTGGACCTGGGCGCCCTTCGCGGTGATCCGGTCACTCACGCCGCCCATCAACCTGGCCGTGCTCGTGGCGCCTCCGGGGGACGAGACCGTCGCCGCCAAGGACCAGCAGTGGGTCGTCACCACGGTGGATGCCGAGGACCGGGAGTCGCTCCCCTCCCTGTACATCGAGGCGAACTGCGCGCTGGCGCAGAACCGGCCAGGGCAGATCCGTTGGGCGACGGTGGCGGGTGCTGATCACTACAACGTCTACCGGGGACGCAACGGCCTCTTCGGCTACGTGGGCTCGTCCAAGACCAACACGTTCAACGACGACGGGGCCTACCCGGTCTACGCGGAGGCGCCTCCCAGCGGGCGCGATCCCTTCCCCTCCGCCGACTTCTACCCCCAGATCGTCACCTACCACGATCAACGCCTCGTGTTCGCCAACATGTGGAACAACCCGGCGGGGATCGAGATGTCGATGACCGGGGAGTACAAGAACTTCGACCGCGCCAAGCCGCCCAAGGCGAGCGACGCGGTGACGTTCAACATCGTCGGCACCCAGTACGAGGAGGTCCGTGCGCTCGTCTCTCACGGCGACGCACTGATCGCTTTCACGAACGCCACGGAGCTTCCCATCACGGGCTCCGAGGGCGTGATCATGCAGGACGACCTCGTGTTCGGGAAGCCCACGCACTGGGGCTGCTCCTGGCTCACCCCGATCGTCATCGGTGACTCCATCCTGTTCGCGCAGGACGTGGGCGGTGCGGTGCGGGAGTACATCCCCGAGAACCCGACGCAGGGTAACGATCTCTCCCTCTTCGCCCAGCATCTCTTCCAGGGGCACTCGATCGTGGCCTGGGCCTACCAGCACGAGCCGTTCCGCGTGCTCTGGGCGGTGCGCGACGACGGCGTGCTGCTCTCCTGCACCTACGTGCGGGCGCTGGATACCTGGGCCTGGGCGCGGCACAACACGGGAGGCGGGGACGTGTTCGAGGACGTATGCATGGTGCCCGAGGGCACCGAGAATGCGATCTACTTTCTCGTGCGCCGGATGGTGAACGGGCAGTGGGCGCGCTACGTCGAGCGGCTGGCGCCCCGCGTCGGGCAGACCCGTGAGGCGGGGATCTTCCTCGACTGCGCCATCACCGCCAGCGGCCAGACGATCAACGGTCTGGGGCATCTGGAGGGGCGCGAGGTTTACGCGCTGGCGGACGGCGAGGCCTACGGGCCGTTCATCGTGGTCGGCGGAGCCATCCGGCTTCCCCGCCCGGCGACGACGGTGAACGTCGGGCTGGCGGTCGACTTCAAGTTCGCCTCGCTCGACATGTACTCCACCCAGGACGAGATCCGCCCGCTCTCCAAGACCGTCCGCAAGGTCTACATGGAGGTGGAGGAGTCCGCGACCTTCCGCGCCGGGCAGAAGTGGGCGGACACGCTCATGAAGTGGGAGCGGCCGGGGCTGTTCACCGGGCTTGCCGAGATCGCCATCGACACCACCTGGGAGACCGCCGGGGCGGTGGTGGTGGCGGTGGACGAGCCGCTCCCGCTCACGGTCCTTTCTCTGATCCGCGAGGTGGACTGGTGACCACGGTAGAGATCATGCCCGCGCGGCTCGCGGACGTGTGGGCGTTCGAGCGGATGCGTCCCGAGGACGCCGCCGAGGTGATGGCATCGCACGGGCTCTCTCCGGTCGAGGCGATCATCGAGTCGTGGGCGAACTCCAAGGAAGCGTGGACGGTGCGCTTCAACGGTGAGGTGGCCGCCATGTACGGGATCGTCCTCACGCCGTGGGGGACGGCGCTCACCCCGGTGGCGGTCGGCTGGCTGCTCACCACCACCGTGGTGAACCGTCATCCGGTCACGTTCTTCAAGGAGTCGAAGCGGATCGTCCGTGATCTTCGGTCCCGCTACGGGCAGATCGTGAACTTCGTGGACGCCCGTTACGGGAAGGCGCTCAACTGGGCAAGGCGGCTTGGCTTCGACGTGCAGCCGGTCGTCGCCTTCGGGCTGAGCGGCGAGCCGTTCAACCCGATCTCTTACGGAGGCTGACATGGGTGGAGGGTTCAACACCCGAGGTGCGGTGAGCGGGGGCGCGAGCGGCGCTGCTGCGGGTGCATCGTTCGGACCATGGGGCGCGGCGATCGGTGGGGTCGCCGGGTCCGTGCTCGGCGGCTTCATGAGCGGCCAGGACATGAGCAAGGAGGAGGCGGCCCGCAACGCCCTCCTGGCCAACCAGGCGGCGGAGGCGGCCGAGTCGAAGGGCGCGGCGGAGGCGGGGCGGGTGCGTGGGCAGGCGATCAGGGCCATGGCGCGCGCCAAGGTTGCCATGATCGCAAAGGGTGCGGCGGGGGAGGGGATCAGCGACGTGCTGAAGGGCATGTCGATCAACGCAGAGACCGACGCGGAGACGGTGCGGAACAACGCCGCGCGCGAGGCGTGGGGCTACCGGAACCAGGCGGCCACCTCGCTGTACGAGGGCGCCGTGGCCGAAGATCGCGCCAACCAGGCGATGCTGTCATCGATCCTGGGCGGTGCTGGCCAGGGCGTGGCGAGCTACGCCCACTACAGGCAGCTTCAGTCGGCTATAAAGAGCCCGGCGGCTTCCACGGCGGAGGGATAGATGAGGTTCGACAAGTACGACATGCCCCAGGTGAACCCGACCGGTGTGAACGTCGGGCCGGGGAGCCAGGTTCCCGTCACGACGGACAGCGGAGCGGGGCGCGTCGCGGAGGGGATCAGCCAGGTCGGCCACGGGGCCTCCGCGCTGGCCACCGCCTTCGCGGACGAGCAGATCAAGGCGGACAAGTTCGCCGCCCAGGACCGGGTCCTCAAGTTCGCCAAG